GGTTCGCCAAACTAGCGGCAAAAACGTGTGAATTTGAAAAATAAACCAATCCCCCTCTAGCATCTATAATATGAGCAAACCTAAAGCAATCCAAGCCAGCAGCATCCCCGTCCACTGCGCGCACCTGCGACTGGCAGACGTGACCAGCCTCGTGCCGAATCCGCGCAACCCGAACAAGCACGGCGACACGCAGGTTGCCTTGCTTGCCAAGATCATCCGGCATCAGGGCTGGCGCGCACCCATCACCATCAGCCGGCGCAGCGGCTTCGTAGTCACCGGACACGGCAGGCTCGAAGCGGCGAAGCTCTTGCAGGTCTCCGAGGTGCCCGTGGACGAGCAGGACTTCGCCACGGAAGCCGATGAGTGGGCGCACCTCATCGCAGACAACCGCATCGCGGAACTGGCCGACGCAGACCGCGCCATGCTGCGCGACTTGGCGGAGGAACTGGACACGGGCGGATTCGACATGGACTTGACCGGGTTTGACGCGGCAGGGCTGGAGGAGTTGATGACGGCGGCACCGCCGGGGCCGGACAGCTTTCCAGAAGTGGACGAGAACATCGAGACAGAGCACCAATGCCCGAAGTGCGGCTACGCATGGAGCGGCGGAAAGGCTACGCCGAAAAGTGAATGATTCTTCACTGCAAAAAATTTGGCATTCGAGAATCGCAAGGCATGGAACAAACCGACCTCGACACAAATCCAGCACCGGCTATCATGGCTCAAGGGTTGAATGGTGTCGGCCACGGCCAATATTGGATCGAGACTACCCCCCCCCGAAAGATGAAGCCTGAAAACAAACCACCCTACCGCGTCCCGCTCATGTCCGAGATACGCGCAATGCCGTGGAACGGATTCAAAGTTGCCAGCACGTTCAGCGGCGCGGGCGGCAGTTGCACGGGCTACCGCATGGCGGGCTTCCGCGTCGTGTGGGCGAATGAGTTCGTGCCAGCGGCTCAGGCCAGCTACAAGGCGAACTGCGCGGAGGATTCGATTCTTGACGGGCGCGACATCAAGCTAGTGCTACCTGCCGAGATACTGGCAGCAACCGGTCTGGCCGTTGGCGAGCTTGACCTGTTCGACGGTTCGCCGCCGTGTCAGGCATTCAGCACGGCAGGCAAGCGCGAGAAAGGATGGGGCCAGCAGAAGACCTACGAGCACGGCGCGAAGCAATGCAATGAGACGTTGTTTGATCAATACGTCCGACTCCTGCGCGGGCTGAAGCCAAAGGTGTTCGTGGCGGAGAACGTGAGCGGGCTGGTGAAGGGCACGGCCAAGGGTTACTTCCTTGAAATCCTCGCCGCCCTCAAAGGCTGCGGCTACCGAGTGACGTGCCGCGTATTGGACGCGCAATGGCTCGGCGTCCCGCAGCAGCGGCAGCGCACCATCTTCGTCGGCGTGCGCGAGGACTTGGGGATTGACCCAGTGCATCCGTCGCCGCTGCCGTATCGCTACAGCGTGCGCGATGCGCTGCCGTGGATTGGCAAGGCGATTCACGACACGGGCGGGCAGAATCCAGAGCGGCACGCGGCAAACGTGAACATCACCGACCGGCCAAGCCCGGCAATCACCATCGGTGTAAACAGCCTCAACTCTTGCCACTTCAAAGTAGAACCGCTTCCTCCGTCCCGCATGAAAGATGGAGCCTACGGCGTGAGCGCGGTTGACCCTGAGAAGCCGTGCGCGACCGTGACAATCGGCTCGCCGGGAAATGACTTGGCAGTCCCGCACGGAACCGAAAAGCGCAAGTTCACCATTGCCGAGCTTCGCCGCATCTGCGCCTTCCCCGACGACTTCATCTTGTGCGGCAGCTACGCGCAGCAATGGGAACGGCTCGGCAACAGCGTCCCGCCGGTGATGATGAAAGCGATTGCCGAAACGATTCGAGACAACATTTTGAAAAAGCTATGAGCCGCCCCGCAACAGCCGCCGAATGGAATACCGACCGCACCGCGCAGTGAAAAAGCCCAAGCCATCACCAACACCGGAGCAGCCCGACATCGAGGCGAAGGTGCGCGAGGCCGAGATCGCGAACATCGGGAAGAAGCTCAAGGCGGGCAAGACACTGAACGCACGCGAGGCGGCGCTTGTCAGCGAATACTCTAATGCGCGGAAGGACGGCAGACAGCCGGACGACCTCCGTGCGATGAACCTGAAGCACGGCGCGAGCATCCTCGGCTGCACGCTCGGCGAGCTGAAAAAGATTCGTGACGCCGGATGTCCCGGCTTTCCGCATGGTCGGCCAAATATCCCGGTCATTCGGAAGTGGATGCAGGATAACCCCGGCACATGGGGCGGCAGCAATGAGGACAATTTGAAGGAGCGGAAGATGATCGCGCAGTGCCAGATTCTGGAGCACGACTACAAGGTTGCCAGCGGGGAGTATATCGCCAACGACGAAGTGGTGAGGATAGCGACCGCGTGGGCTTCGCAGGTGCGCGCCGAGCTTGTCTTGCTCATCGGAGAATCGCCCACATGGGCAGGCCTCGACGCGCCGACGTTGCAGGACAGAGCGAAGAACTTCGTCAACGGCGCGCTTGGCAGGCTCACGACTTTCGCGGCACCAACCCAACCAGCAACCACATGAGCGTCACCATTAAACACAGCCGCGCCTTCTGGTTCGGGCCGCTTCCAAAGCGCGCGAAGAAACTCCGTAAAGAATGGAGCTACATCGAGGACGGCAGAGGATTTCTAAAGGCCGCATCGCCGGACGGAACGCTTTGCTGGATTCATCCGCGCACAGGACTTGCCACGCGATGCGTGCCGCGCATTAACAAATGCACGCCTGCGAGCTAGCCATCCGCGCGCAGCTACGTATCCCAGACAACCGGAGCGTAGAGCAGTGGATCGTTGACCAGCGCATCCGGCCACCGGGCAGCGCGCGCGGGACGCAAATGGATCTCAGCCTCACGCCGTGGCTGCGCGAGCCGTGCGAAGCCGTCGCGGACAACCACAACCGCGAGGTGGTCATCGTCGCCCCGACAGGCGCTGGCAAGACGACGGTGCTCGACGCCTCGCTGCTACGGGCCACGCGCGAAGACCCCGGCAGTATCTTGCTCGCGATGCAGACGGATGAGGACGCCGATGCGTATTACGACGAACGGCTGGAGCCGATGCTCCAGAGCCTCGACGGAATCGGCGACATGATTCGCGCACTGCCGCGGGGCAAGCGGCGCAAGGGCGAGCTAGTGCTCCCGCACATGACGTGCTTCGTGGTTGGCGCGAAGATGAGCGCATTCCAACGCAAGTCCGTGCGTTACGTGTTCCTCGATGAAGTGTGGCAAATCAAACACGGCCTTGTCGCCGAGGCGCGCGGACGGCATCACGACCGCTGGAACGCGCGCGTGGTGCTCACGTCACAAGGCGGATGGCAGCATGTGGACACCGACAATGGGCGCGTGAAAACGGAACTGTTCGAGGCATGGGAACGCACCGACCGCCGCGAGTGGCATTTCGTGTGTCCCGAGTGTCACACCGCGCAGCCGTGGAAATGGAGCGGGCTGAAATGGGCGGACGAGAAGCGGGCCGATGGCAGCATTGACGACACGGCGATAACGCAGTCCACGCATTACCAATGCGCGAAGTGCGAGACGAAGTTTCACGACGACATCGCGGCGCGGCGGATGCTCGCCAACTCAGGCCGATACGAAGCGCAGAACCCGCAGCCGCTCACCGTGCCGGGCAAGCACGTCGGCTTCCATTGCAACGCGCTCACGCTGTATTACGTCGCGTGGACAACACTCGTCTTGGAATGGAAAAAGGCGAGTGAGTTGACCGCAGCCGGAGACAAGTCTGCGCTGCAAGTGTTCGTGCAAAAGCGGCTCGCGGAGTTCTGGAAAGACGAGGAGGACGAGCCGGGCGTGGTGCTCGGCGGCGCTGGCTACCGCTTTGCTGACTATGCGAACGGCGAGGCGTGGGAGGGCGAGGTGCATCGGTTCCTCACCATTGACCGCCAGCGAGACCATCGGTGGGCTGCGTGCCGCGCATGGAAGTCGGACGGCTCATCGCGCCTGCTCTGGTTCGGAAAGATTCTCACGACGGAAGGATGCCGCGAGTTGCAACAGCGCATGAAGGTCGCGGACTGGGCGACGTTTCAAGATGCGCAATACGAAACCGGCGATGTCTATGACGAGTGCGCGCGCTACGGGTGGACGGCGCTGCACGGCTCAGGTGATAGCGGCTTCACGCACAACCCTCCCGGCAAAAAGCCAGTGCGGAAAATTTACTCGACGCTCAAGCAAGCGCAGGCACCGGGCGGCGGGCGTGCGCGCTACGTGTTCTTCGCCAACGAAGGCGGCAAGGACATTCTTGCGAAGCATCGCGG